AATTAAAATAAATTAAAAAACACAGATGAATGTGGTACTTAGGTGGTGCTTAGGTGGTGCTTAGGTTATGGTGCTGGGTGATAGTAAGGCTATGGTGTGCTTGGGTGGTACTAGGGTGGTGCTTAGGTGGTGCTAGGGTGGTGCTTAGGTGGTGCTAGGGTGGTGCTTAGGTGGTGCTAGGGTGGTGCTTAGGTGGTGCTTAGGTGGTACCAGGGTGGTGCTTAGGTGGTACTAGGGTGGTGCTTAGGTGGTACTAGGGTGGTGCTTAGGTGGTGCTAGGGTGGTGCTTAGGTAGAACATAAGGAGAACGAAAAACATTGATCCTATGCAAGTATGGACGTAAGCAAAACTCAGGTCCCACTCAGGTCCAACTCAGGTTAACGGATATCATATCTGTAGGGATCCTTTATAAATCAAGGGGTTAGCGTTAGCTGTTGCGGATCTGTTGCCGGATTCAGGTAAAACTAAGGAAAACCGGGGTGCCAGGGGGGGTTTCGCGGTTCCTCTTTAATCGATTGACCGCTCAGTATTTTGTAACAAAACAGCCCAGGTACCACCCAAGCTTCACCCAGGTCTCCCCCAAGCTCCACCCAGGCACCACCTAAGCCTCCCTTCTTACATATTTTCTAACTGTCTCACACCACGTGCAGCACGAGTAGACCTACCAGTACCTGAGTTCACTCTACCTTCACCGTAGAAATGCTTCTTCACGTATTGCTCCATTCGGCCCATACCTTCAGGCTTACTTCGGTTCAGCCTAGTGCCATACTTAGTACGAACGATATGCTTACCAATCTTACCCACCTGGTTCTTGATACGCAGGTCGAAGTTGGTTGGGGCTGCAGGTTTAGTCCCACCGACATTCATGGCATTCACAGGTCTACCACCAGTTCTACCTAGGCTACCTATGGTCAGGATGTCAGAGTTTTGTTTTTGACCAGGAACGTACAGAGGCATTACTTCTTCCCCTTACGTGCATTGATGGCTTTCTGTAAAGCTTGCTGAGCGCGTAACTTACGCTTCTTCTTTTCTTCAGCTGCCTTACCAGACATACCACCTAAGAACTTACTAATTTCCAGTTTCACTTAAGTCTCTCCTAAGTTAATTGTTTAAAATACACCTCAGGCTTGATATTAGCTCCGTGGTGAAGAGTTTACCATTACAGTAATATGATGGCCGCAGGTAGGGCCTTAGATGACCTTACAGGGCCTTATATGGGGTGAGACATAAAGAAGGGGTTACTTAAGTAATCCTAAGGTAATCCTAAGGTATTACTTAAGTAATAATATTATTTAGTTAATTAATAAGTAATTTAACAAGGGTGTTACCTAGGTCTCCACCCAAGTATACCTATGCGTTTCCTAGGTTGAAACCTAAGTACACTTAAGTATTACTTAAGTTTCTTTACTATGATAACACACCTTGTCAACCCCCCTTTGTTTCTTAATAATTTGTCGTCCAATTCAGGGAGTTTCCCGGGTTACCACCCAGTATGTTATCCATGAATTTATTCAACTCATTCCTAAGAACTTCTTCTCTATGCCTCTCGGCAGCTTCATTCTCCGACGTAGCCATTGCCGTAGTCCAATACTTGACTGCTATTTCAAGTGCATCAATTATGTCATCATGTCTTAAGGCTCCACGTTCCCTGGTTAACCTGGTCAGCTGATAAAACAGTGAACAGTTAGGGTCAGATTTCTTAAGATCATCCTGGATGACACGGGTATCTACGATGAGACGGTGTTGGTTCAGGACAGGCTCCAGGGTATCAATAATCCTTAGTTCCTTCTGGCCTGTAGCCCGGGTCTCTTCAATGGTACATGGATGGTGTTTCTTGAGCACTGGCTTGAACAATTCAGTGAACATACCATCACCAAAGTTACTCTCAGTGATGACCAGGTTAACCTTCTGCTCTTTAGCGATTAACGCTAATGCTTCAAGTGTCTCAGGGCTATAGCCACCTTTGATGCCCCCGGCTCTTGTTACGTACAGCTTACCGAACAAGTGTTTTACCACGGCATAACCTGTCTCATCACCACCACGACCACTTGGGTCGATAGCCATAACTGAACCTTGGAACTTGGTAAAGTCATCTGAGATGAACATAGGTTTGTGGTATAGATCACCCACCAGACCTACACTTGGTAAATCCTTAAGGGCATAGTCATTACTACCTGCCCAGGCAACCTCTGTGGGCGCTAGGTCTCCACTGACATCCATGACGATCAGATCATTCAGCTTGAGTGGGTACCTGTCACCATCAGACAGTGAGGTATCCAGCATGAACTGCAGGGCAAAACCTGAGCGACCATAGGACAACTCACGATCCAGCAGGTCTTCATGATCGAAACGCTCAGGATCCACTGGGGTTCCCTCAGGTAACTCCTCTATCATCTTCATGACAATAGGAGCAAGTCTACCCTGGTAATCATTTACCTTATCAGACTTAGGTACCCTGGATGGCCAGATTCGCATCGAATAGCCACGCTCAGGTAGCTGATTGTAGATACTCATCTCTGTCTGAGGTGTACCCAGGTAGATGATACGTGACTTAGGTTTTGGAGTTATAACAGCATCAAATTCCTTGATTGCTTCTCCAAGCTTGTCACGCAGAAGCTGAGTGTACGAATTGTTTGGTGTCTCAATATCATCAGCAATAATGATATCTGCACGAGAACCTGTGATCTGCCCAGTGATACCTACAGACTTAACTGAGGGTGCATGGGCTGGAAGGGTGGGAGCAACATCAAACGCCACGTTAGAGTCACGTTGACCGTTTTTAGCGACAAGATGTTGCAAGATAGGCATCTCTGCAATGAGACGTTTAGTGAAGGTTGAGAAGGAATCAGAGCGTTCCTTCGAGGCTGAGATCACCAGGATCTTCTTCTGAGGGTCAGTTAAGAGTAACCAACAGACGAAAGCTGAAGTGATCCAGGATTTACCTACACCACGAAAAGCTTCGATCACTATACGTTTATCACCATGTTGGAGATAGGTGGCAATATCGTATTGGACCTTGGTGGGCTTAGGTAGACGTAGGTGTTTCCAGACTAAAGCTAAGAATACTCGGAAGTCTTTAGCGATCTTCTCCATCATCAACCGTTCCCGATTAACAGGATCAATCATAAAACCTCCAAGGTTATTACATCAGCATGAACTCATCATCTTCAAACTCTTCATAGAGTTCAGCGATCCGGCTACCTGGGGTGTTAACAGTCTGGACATAGTTGTCCTTCAGAAACTGCCTGGCTACGTTTAGGTCGGATGCAGTAGCTTCCCCTGACCTTACTTTTGCCAGGATTGCTCTTACTGTTTCATCATTTAGTTCTTCAATTAATTTGTCGAATTCTGCACTCATTACTTAAGCCCCATAAGTTTCTGCACAAGTTTCTCCAGGAAGCTTGTACCAAGTGAAGCTGCTAAACCGGCTACACCGGCTAAAGCAACAGGAGGAAGGTCAGGTACCCACACAAGGATAGATGCAGCCGCTACGGCTATTCCTGCGCTTGAGAGGGCACGTCCTAGGATAATACGAGAGGTCAACACCTCATTAGAACCAAGGAGCTGACCCAGACCAATCACGGCACCCATAAAGGGCACCCAAAAGAAGTTGGTTAATTCATTTATAGAGCTTGTCATTTTATAAGATCCACTCATGTTGGGTTGCCTCTATCACCTTCAGTCACTCACTGGAGTTTCTAAAGATGTTTTCAATGCATGAAAGAAGGATTCACGACCGAACTGAAGTTGATCAAGGTTGAACTTTGCTTGATGAATTTTTCTATCAAGGTCAGCCACATGGTTTACCATAGCCTGTTCCTTTTCTGACATTGTCTCGAACAAATATTCAGTTCCATCGATAGTTATTACTGGGGTCTTTGTATTTTTTTCCATTAATATATCTCCTTAAATTAAATTAAAAGTCAGCTTCGTCAGTACCTGAACCAATCAGGCCCATACTTTGAGCTGCTATAAGCACCTGTCCGTGTAAAGTACGGAGGGTAGATTTGATGTTGGAAGGGAGTGAGGGCCACATCACTTTCTTTGATACATATTCTTCACTTGGGAAGTTCTGTATCCAGAGCGTGTAGTAACATTTTTCAAGATCAATGGAGCCATCTTCCTTTAATGCCACGTTATATTGACCCTGTTTAAGCAGCTGTTTCTCCGCAGTTACTTCGGAGATTGGCGTATGTAAAATCCGCATTTGTTGTTTCCTTAAAAAGAATGTGAGCCAACGTCAGAAGACGTTAGCCCACTTAGGTTATTACCAGGTTGCTAAAGCTGCACGTTTCCATGTGTTAACTGCTGTACACACATAGATGTAGTCCGCATCAACCGCAATGTCACCAGCTACACCTGCTGATGCCGCTGTTGCCGGTACACCAGATGCTCCGATGTTTACGTCACCATAGAAGGTTGTAGCTTTAGCGGCAGTACAGCGCATAGCTTCATCACCACCATTAACTTCCACAATGAAAGCACCTGCTGACTCTATGTATAGATGTTCATTGGCACCACTGAGGACACCCATACGACCAATGTTAGCATTTGTGCTATCTCTGAAGTGGACATAGGCTGTCGCATCAGTGGCATTGGCTGCATTGGTATCCTGGATAAACAATACCGGTGTAGTGGCTTTAATGTTCACATCACCATACATGTTGAAAAGACCGGTGCTTAATATTTCAAGACCTTCAGTCTTAACACCTGTTCCAACAAACACAGTGAACTTGCCAGCAGATTCATCCCATCGCATCCATTCATTGGAGCCTGGTGCATAGAAACGATGATCACCACCGGCTGAAGCATGATCTGAGGCATACATCACCTGATAAGCAGAGCCACCCAGCGAAGTGCTTGCACCGATAGCCAGGGTACCAGCTACACCGTTCTTCTGGATTACGGTACTCTGGCCTGATGAACCATCACCCATTTGGAGCTGGCCACCAACGAAGTTACAAGCTAAAGTTTTAACACCGACACCTGTATGAATACCTAAGTTACCAGCAGATTCATCCCATGTTAAGAACGGATTATTACCAGCCCGTAGGTGAACATCTAAAGCATTGGTGGTATGGTTACCACCGTATAGTAATACCTGACCAGATAAAGCCGAGGATGCGCCCCCACCGATCAACATGTAACCATCCTGAACAGGGCGATACACAGCGTAACTTGAACCAGGTGTGTCACTACCGAATGTGAGCTGGTTGTCTGACACCTGGAGGCGCTCA